TAACATTAAATTGTGGTCATCAAACCTCATCAATTATTGGTGGGGTTTTTTCTTTACGCTACAATAAAACTAAATTACTTTAATAATCGTGGCAGCTACCATAAATGCAACTATAAAAAGTGAAACAGCTAATAGTTATGTCACTTTGTCTGAAGCTAATGATTACTTTGATACCTCTCCAGACTCTTCGACTTGGACTAATAAAACAGATGACCAGAAGAAAAGATCATTAATATCAGCTACAAGATGGATTGATACTTTAGTTTTTTATGGCGATAGATGTGATGAAAGTCAGGCATTAAAATTTCCAAGAACTAATTATCAGGTAGATGGTGTTGAATTATCTTGTTCTACTATTCCAAACAATATTAAATATGCACAATATGAATTAGCTAGGGCTTTGGCAAATGATACTGATGCTATTACTGGCACTACTGGTAAAGATGGTAATTTTTCTGAAGTAAAATTAGGAGATATACAGGTCAAATATAATACTGATAGTCAGGGAACTGGATCTATAAATAATATTCTTGATGTTTACCCGTGGTTACAGAGTTATCTTGGAGCATATATGCTTGGTGGTGCTGGCAGTTTTCAACTTAGAGTGGTTAGAGGATAATGGCAGGTCAACTTGATTCATTATTAAAAAGCGTTGCTAAAGATGTTGTTTCAACTCTTGGAAATTCACTTGATACTTCTATTACTTACACAAAAAAAACATCTGGCAGTTACAACACAAGCACAGGTGCATATACTACAACTGACACCAGTTACAGTATTAAAGTTCCGATTGAATTTGTCAGATCAGAAGAAGATTTAGGTAAAGAGATAAGAGAATTTAGAACTTATATAACACCTGATCTTATTGGAGATAATCAACCTGATCTTGATGATGAGATTACATTAACTTACGCAGGTTCAACTAGAGTGGCAAAGATAGTTAATATAAGTACATTACAAGGTGGACAAACTTATTTGTTTACTATTCGTGGGAGATTCTAATGAGTAAAACTCCAGTAACAGATTCCATAAGAAAACAAACAAGAAGAGAATTAAATACTCAATTTAATAATTTAATAAATAGAGTTCTTACCGATTTACCATCAGAAAGTCCTCAATATACTGGATTTTTTGCTTCGAGTTGGGATGCTAATACATATAGACCTTTAGCAACTGAAGAAAGAGTTGCTCCGTGGACACAAGTAAAAAAAGATCGAGATAATGGAGTAAAAACAGCACCAATTATTGAACCTCGATACCCTTTGAATAAGAAATTTAAGTTTGGACAAACAGTATTTATAGGTAATAGAGCTAAGTATGCAAAACAAGCATTAGGTTCTCCAAATAGTTCAATATTGACTTATGTAGAAACTATTAGTCAGGTTGTTGAATTTGTATTTAGTGGAACTAATATTCAGCCAGATGTAAGAGTTGCTGATAGTCAAGTATTATATCAAGGTGTAGAGGCTGGTAGAACTGCTCCAGCATTAGGTTCAAAATACAAAAAATTATGAGTTTAGTTAATGCAAGAGCAGCTTTTGAAAAAGCTATTACTGATGCAGTTGTAGCAGCAGATAATACTGTAATCATTACTTATGACAATGTAAATTTTACAACACCTGGAAAGACAAAAAAATATATAACTACTTCAATTACATTTAATCAATCAACAATACAAGCTCAAGGTGCAGCATCAGATTATTATTCTGGTGCAATCCAATGTAATATTTATGTTCCAAAAAATAAAGGTTCTTCTGTCTTATCTGCAATAGGAGAGGCTGTAATAGATGGTTTAACTTCTATAAATGCTTCTAATTATTCAGATCCATTTTCTTGTTCTCCTACAGTTGGCGAAATAAGTGGCATTATTCCTGTAGAAATCGAAGATCGTTCACATTTTCTGGGAATTATATCTTGTGCTTTTTTTGCTAATAGCTGATATACTTCTAATAGCTATACAATAACATGACTAGAGCAGTTGATCTTTTAAGAAACAAGTTTGGTGTTTCGCAGCTTTACAAACATGATGTAAAGCAAGATGATGAGATTCTTCTTACTATCTATTGGCATCCGTTAACTATTGCTGAACGTGAGATGATTCAGCAAAAAACTAATTCTGAAGATGCAAATGATTTTGCTTTACAATTAATGATTGAAAAAGCGTTAGATAAAGACAGAAAAAGAATATTTGCTGATGGAGATAAAGCATCATTAAGAAGAGAAGTTGCTGCTTCTGTTTTACAAGAAATACAATTAGCTATGTTAGAAGCTGGAGAGGGTAAGGAGGTTGAAGAGGCAAAAGCCGATTTGAAAAGCGAATCCTGATTGGTTTTTTATATATTTTCTTGCTAGTGAATTAAAAATTACTGTAATTGAATTGTGTAAAGTTTTAACTATTGAGGAGATGATAGGTTGGGCTGCTTTTTATGAATTAAAAAATGATGAAAGTCGAAAAGAAGAAGAAAGAGCACAAACTAAAAGAGGTTTTTCACGCAAATCAAGGTAGAATAGAATATAAGTTTGTCTAATTAGGTCGAGATGGCAGAAAAACAGATAAATATACGAATAAATACGATTGAGACTAAGTTAAATCAGTCTCTAAAAAAGATAGAGAAGTTAGAAAAAACTATAGATAAATTAAATAAAAAGAAAGTAAGATTAAATACTTCGGCAGCAGAACAAGCAGCAAAACGACTACGAAAAGAAATAGAAAAAGGAAACAATATAGTTGCTAAATTATTTGATACCAGTAGAAGCACAGGATTTGGTAATTCGATAGGAAAAGTTAGAGATGAATTAAGTTTAGTTAGAAAAGCATTTGATGCTGCTAATAGTGCAGCTAGTAGGCAAGAAAAAGCAACTGCATTGATCGCAGGTAATTTTAAAAAGATAAGAATGGAAGCTGTTGCATTTGCACAAGCGAGTGGTAACAAAGAAGCTATGAAGGGAGCTATGGGTGGTAGTGTTCAGACTAGATTGAAAGAGATAAGAGGATTTCCTAAAACTATTCTTGCAGGTAGAGAAGCTATGGGTCTGCTTAATAGAATGTTGGAGATGGCTGAAGTCAATTCAAAAGATTTCTTAGATATTAGTAAGGCTATAGGCAAGCAATTAAAAATTAATGCTGATATGCAGAAAGCAGCAAATGAAGCTAGTGGTAGGGGTAAGAAATCATCTACTAATACAGCATCAAAGAAAAAATTAGAAGATGAAAAGAAAGCTACAAGGGAATTAGAAAAACAGAAAAAGTTAGAACAAAAAAGATTTGAAAATGCAATTAAAAATATAAGAAGGAGAAAACGTGAAAGAGATAAAGATGCGAAAATGCAAAGACAAGGTAGGTTACTTGGTGCAGGTTTTCCATTATTATTTGGTGGAGGCATTGGTTCTATTGCTGGTTCACTTGCTGGAAGTTTTGCAGCTAGACCAGGAGAAGAATTTGGTGCTCAAATATTTGGTAGTGCAATAGGTCAACAAATTGAAACTTTAGTTAGAAGAGCTAATGCTTTAGGAGAAGCGACAAGAGAAATTAGTTTTGAAAAACTTGAAGAGCAAAGTATTATTGTTAGTGGCGAATTAAGGGCACAAGTTGAACTTCTAAAAGAGTTAGGGCAAGCAGATCAAGCAAGAGCAATCATAGCTCAACAAGTATTTAAGAGAACTGGTGCAACTTCTGATGTCACAAGAGATATTAATAGATCAGTTGAAATATTAAATGCAGGATTTAGTGAATTAGCTAATAATGCTGCTACTACTTTAGGAATATTAAGTGCACCTTTCTTAACTGCTATTGGTTCTATATCTTTTGCAGTTGCTCAAATATTTAAGTTGTTTAATCAAGGAGTTTCTACTTTAAGAAGTTTGATTCCAGATTTGCCTGTAGTTGATAAGTTTTTTGAAAAATTTAATAGACGCTTACAAGAAGCACTTGGTAATGCTCAAAAATTAAGAAGAGAAGTTGATTTAGCAGCAGATGTAATTCGTACAAAATTAAGTATTGAACAACAAAAAACATTTGGACAAGAAGCTCAAACATTTGAAGCACAAAGAAAAAATTTAGAGTTAGAAAAACGAATAGTAACTCTTCAAAATAACGTTGCAAAACGAGAAGAATTGAAGGGAGTAAGAGACAAAGGGCTTAGAGCAGAAATAAGTGCAAAATTTGATGAACAGAAAAAAGCAGATTTATTTAAAATAGATATGCAACTTCAATCAATAGATGAAAAAGAGAGACTAAGAAATGAAAAATTACAAAGAAGAATTAATTTAATAACAAAAGAAACTGAAATACAATCAAAAATAACTAATGCCGTAAATGTTGGAGATGAACAAACCGCTAGAAGATTACAATTTGAATTAGAAAAAGTAAGAATACAAACTCAATTAGGAGAAGATTTAAGAAATGCTAAGAGTGTTGAAGAGGAGATTTTACTTGTTAAAAAAGCAATAGCAAAAACTGATGCGGTTAGATTAAGAATTAATAGTCAATTAACTCAACAGGAAATAAAACTAAAATCACTTTATGAAAGTATTGGTCGATCAATAGAAAATGGTTTAGTTAGTGCTATTCAAGGTGCTATAGATGGAACTAGAACTCTTGGAGATGTTGCTCGTAGTGTATTTAGTGAGATTTCTTCTTCCTTGATAAGATTTGGTGTGAATACATTTTTAACAAGTTTATTTCCAGGTTCTAGTTTCTTTAGAGCAAATGGTGGAACTGTTAGCAAAGGTAAAAGTTATATTGTTGGAGAACGTGGTGCAGAAATGTTTGTACCAAATGCAGGTGGTCGCATAGTTCCTAATTCTGATATGGGTAGTTCAACTAATGTTGTAGTAAATGTAGATGCTTCTGGTTCTAGTGTCGAAGGAGATCAACAACGTGGTAAAGAACTTGGTGCTGCTTTATCAGTAGCGATACAATCAGAATTATTAAAACAAAAACGACCTGGAGGTTTACTTGCATAATGGCTACCTTTCCTTCAATAAAACCTACATACGGACAACAAAAAAGATCCGCACCAAATACTAGGACAATTCGTTTTGCTGATGGGTTTGAACACAGAATACTATTTGGATTAGCAGAACATCAAAATCCCAAAGTATATAATTTCACTTTTGAAGTCTCGGAAACGCAAGCAGATGAAATAGAAACCTTCCTTGATGCCCGTGCAAACGATAGTGATAGTTTTGATTTTACTGCACCTGGAGAAGCTGCTGCACAAAAATTTGTTTGCGAAGCATGGTCAAAATCTATACCATATAACAATAGAGCAACAATTCAAACAACATTTAGAGAAGTATTTGAACCATGAGTACTGCTCCGATTATTACTGATCTACAAAAGATCAATCCTTCAGCAATAATTGAACTTTTCACTATTACAACTGAAGCTGCAATACATGGATCGACAGCTACTTATAGATTTCATGCTGGTACAAATAGAGTAGGAAATGGAGATATTATCTGGGCTGGTAATACTTATGTAAAAATGCCAATAGAAGCAGAAGGTTTTGCTTTTCAAAAAGGACAGTTGCCTAGACCAACATTAAGAGTAAGCAATGCTCTCGGAACTATTACTGCTATTTTACTAAATGTAAACTCTATAACTGTTGGTAATGATTTGACAGGAGCTACAGTTACAAGAATTAGAACTTTGGCACGTTATCTTGATGGAGCTAATTTTGCTGGTAATACTAATCCACTTGGAACACCAGATCCTACAGCAGAGTTTCCTCAAGAAATTTATAAAATAGATAGAAAATCAGCAGAAAACAGAGAAATAGTTGAATTTGAACTTGCAGCAGTATTTGATCTTGCTGGTATTCGTGCTCCGAAAAGACAGTGCACTAGGACAGAATTTCCTTCGATTGGTACGTTTGTAGCATGAATTGGAAAGAAGAAGCACTTGTTCATGCGAAAGACCAAGACCCAAAAGAATCTTGTGGTCTTTTATTAAACATTCGAGGAAAAGAAAGATACTATCCTTGTCGTAATCTTTCAATGACGGATCATCAATGTTTTATTATTGATCCAGAAGATTATGTAAAAGCAGATAATACAGGAGAGATAACAGCCGTTATTCATAGTCATCCTGTAACACCACCTACACCTAGTCAGGCAGATCAGATTAGTTGTGAACAAAGTAATCTTCCATGGCATATTGTTAATCCAAAAACAGAAACTTGGGGTTATTGTGAACCTTGTGGATATAAACCACCTTTACTTGGTCGCCCGTGGGTTTGGGGTGTTACTGATTGTTGGTCTTTAGTAAAAGATTGGTATAAAGAAGAAAAAAATATTGAATTAAAAGATTGGGATAGACCTACAACACCAGAAGAGTTTATATTGAATCCTTTGTTTGAAAGTTGTGCATGGAGAACTGGTTTTAGAGAACTTAGACCAGATGAAAAACTTATGAATGGCGATGCACTATTGATGTCTATTGGATCTGCTGGTTTAAATCATGTAGCTATTTTTTTAGATGGAGATGTTTTACATCATTTAACCGATAGACTATCTTGTAGAGAGCCTTATTCTCAATGGTTATTAAAATGCACAGGAGGGAGGTATCGTTATGTTGCGTAAGCTAAAGTTATATGGCGAACTTGCAAAGTTTGTAGGTCATAAAGAGTTTGAAATACAGGTAGATAGTCTTGCAAAAGCAGTTAGTTTTCTTATTAATAATTTTCCGCAGGTAGAAAAATATATGAATCCTCAATATTATCAGGTAAAAGTTGGTAATTATGCTGTAAATGAAGAAGAGATACATCATCCAATAGGACAAGAAGATATACATATTGTTCCTGTTGTAAGTGGTGCTGGTGGTGGTACGGGAAAAGTGCTGTTAGGTGCTGCCTTAATTGGTGCTTCGTTCTTTTTTCCTGGTGCTGGTTTATTTGGAACTACAAGTTTTTTAGGTTCTAGTGCAGGAGTGGTTGGCATCTCTACTCAAGGTGCTCTTTTTGCAACAAAAATAGGTACAGCTATCAGTGCTCTTGGTGGTGCTTTAGTTTTGTCAGGTGTAAGTGAAATGTTATTTCCTTTGCCTAAACCAAAAGAATTTAAGTCAGAACAAGATCCACAATTATCATTTAGTTTTTCTGGAACGCAAAATACATCAAGAGCAGGTACTCCTGTTCCAATAGTTTATGGAGAGATAGTTACAGGATCAGTTGTTATAAGTGGTGCTGTTGATACTCAACAGGTACAAGCATGACAGATTTACCAAAGAAAATTATTGGTTCTGGCGGTGGTAGCCCTCCTGCTCCACCTCAACCAACCAGAGCACCTGATACTTTACACAGCAGACAGTTTGCTACTTTTCTTGATCTTATTTCTGAAGGAGAGATTGAGGGTTTCGCCTCTGCATCAAAGGAAGGTAGGACGCAGGGAACTGCTGCATATAATAATGCTGCATTAAAAGATGTATTTTTAAATGATACTCCTGTCTTAAAATCTACTGCTGATTCAACCAATCCAGCTACAACTGATTTTAATTTTCAAGACGTAACATTTAATCCTAGATTTGGAACATCAGGACAGACAAAAGTTGAAGGTATTGAAAGTAGTTCTTCTGTCACAGCAGTAGGTATTACTGTTACTCAATCTTCTCCCGTTACTAGGCAAATAACAAATTCAAATGTTGATGCCGTAAACGTAACTATAACCTTTCCACAATTACAGAAAGCAACAGATCAGGGAGATTTATTAGGTTCTTCTGTTCAATTAAAAATAGCGGTTCAATATAATTCTGGTGGTTTTACTGATGTTATTGATGACACAATCACAGGTAGAACTGCTGATGCGTACCAAAGAGATTATAGAGTAAACCTTACAGGTGCTTTTCCTGTTGATATTAGAGTTACAAGAGTGACAGCAGATAGTACAGATTCAAGTCTTATTGATGCTTTTACATGGACAAGTTTTGGAGAAATTATTGATGATGCTTCAACTTATGCTAATAGTGCTTATGCTTCTCTTAGATTGGACTCTATGCAGTTTCAATCAATACCAACAAGAAAGTATCGTATTAGAGGAATAAAAGTAAGGATTCCTGGTGCTGGTGCTAGTGGTTCTGGTACACCAAGCGTGGATAGTGCAACAGGCAGGATAGTGTACCCAGATGGATATATTTTTAATGGTGTTATGGGTGCTGCTCAATGGTGTTCATGCCCTGCAATGGTCTTATTAGACTTACTTTTAGACACACGTTATGGATTTGGCAATCACATAACAGAAAGTTCTCTTGATCTTTTTTCTTTTGTTACTGCCAGTAAATTTGCAAATACGTTGGTATCAGACGGATTTGGAGGACAGGAAGCTAGATTTAGTTGTAATGTGAATATTCAATCATCTAGTGAAGCATTTGATCTCATAAATGAATTAGCAGGTGTTATGAGATGTATGCCGATATGGTCTGCTGGTAGTATTCAACTTGCACAGGATAGTCCAAAAGATGCAAGTTATTTGTTTAACCTTGCAAATGTAACTGAAGAAGGTTTTAGTTACTCAGGAAGTGGATTAAAAACAAGAAATACTGTAATTTCTGTCTCTTATTTCAATATGGATAGTAGAGAGATAGATTATGAGGTTTATGAAGATACTGCTTCAATAGCTAAGTTTGGAGTAATTATCAAGCAAGTGAAAGGATTTGCCTGTACGTCAAGGGGTCAGGCTAGAAGATTAGCAAAAGCTATTTTATTTGCTGAACAAAATGAAAGTGAAATAGTTGCATTTGCAACTTCTATAGATTCTGGTGTTGTTGTAAGACCTGGTGCTGTTATTGATATTGCTGATCCTGTTCGTTCTGGTGTTCGTAGAGGAGGAAGAGTTACTGCTGCAACAACGACCCAAATAACTGTAGATGATACTGCTTCAACAGATTTACCCACATCAAACAATCCAACATTAAGTGTGGTTTTACCAAATGGAACAGTAGAAACAAAAACAGTTCAATCTATATCTGGTGCAGTAATTACAGTTGCTTCTGCTTATTCTGATACTCCAAATGTAAATACTGTTTGGCTTTTACAGAATGATACAGTTTTAGCTCAGAAGTTCAGAGTAATAACAGTAGAAGAATCTGATGGTATAAATTATGCGATTACTGCTTTGTCTTATGTAAATGCTAAATATGCCTTTATTGAAGATGGTGCAAGTTTACCTGCAAGAACAGTATCTATATTAAACCTTCCCAAAGATCCTCCTGCTGCTTTACAAGCTGAAGAAAAGATTGTTGTTATTAACAACCAAGCCGTATCTAAATTAATTGTTAGTTGGCAACCTATTGTCGGTGTTACGCAATATCAAGTGAACTATAGGTTCAATAATGGAAACTTCGTATCTACAACAGTTTCTTCTCCTGATTTTGAAATATTTAATAGTGATGTCGGAACGTATGAGTTTCAAGTATTTAGTTACAACACAGCATTACAGACAAGTGCCACTTCTGCTGATTTAACATTTGTTGCTCAAGGTAAGACTGCATTACCAGGAAATGTAACTGGACTTTCAGCAGAACCTATTAGTGAAAAATTAGTAAGATTACGTTGGAATTTATCTACTGATGTTGATGTTACTCATGGTGGTCGTGTTTATGTAAGACACTCCACAAAAACAGATGGAAGCGGTACATTCAGTAATTCAGTTGATTTGATCGAAGCGTTAGCTGGTAATACAACAACTGCTGAAGTGCCATATCTTGAAGGCGAATATATACTTAAGTTCCGAGATGATGGAAATAGATTTAGCCCAGGAGAGACAAGTGTAATTATTGACCTTCCTGACAACCAAGCTCCTTTGATAACACAGACCAGGAGAGAAGATTTAGATAGTCCTAAGTTTCAAGGTACAAAAAGTAGTATTGATTTCGATTCTGCATCAGGAACTATTAACTTAGCTGGTTCTGGATTATTTGATACGATAACTGATTTTGACCTTGTAGGATCACTAGATGATTTTGGTGGTATTGCAAGTTCTGGTACTTATGATTTTGGAGGAGCAGCAGGAAGTACAACTTTAGATTTAGGTGGTGTGTTCAGTTTAGATCTCAAGCGTCACTTCTTAACAGAAGGTTTTTATCCATCAGATTTATTTGATTCCAGAGGTTTGATTGATGATATTACTGATTTTGATGGAGCTACAGCTACAGATGTTAATGCTGAAATGTTGGTAAGAGTTACACAAGATGATCCATCTGGATCTCCTACATATTCTGACTTTCAAACTTTTGCAAATGGTACTTACAAAGGAAGAGGATTTCAATTTAGAGCAAAATTAACAAGTGAAGATACTGCACAGGATATTAGAGTTTCACAGTTAGGCTATACAGCATCTTTACAGAGAAGAACGGAACAAGGTAATGTAACAGCAAGTGGAGCAGGAGCAAAGGCTGTTACCTTTACTCATCCATTTTTTGTTGGTACTTCTTCTTTGCTTGGAGCAAATACTAATTTACCCTCTGTTGGTATCAATGCTCAGAATATGGCATCAGGAGATTACTTTGAAGTGTCTAGTGTATCTGGAACGGGTTTTACTGTTCACTTTAAAAATTCATCAAATGCTTCGATTGATAGAAATTTCACTTATCAGGCTGTCGGATTTGGTAAAGGAGGGTAGAATAGGCACAATGTTACTTGTTTAAATGGCAGAACACGATTTTATAATTGATAACGGAACGGGAAGTGCAGTCCGTAGTGACATCAATAGTGTTTTACAAGCTATTGCGTCTAATAACAGTAAGTCTGGTGCGTTAACAACCAACTATGCGTTCCAATGGCACGTTGATACATCTGATGGACTTTTAAAGATAAGAAACGCAGCAAATAATGGATATGTAACTGTAGGAACAGCAGCCAGTACTAATTTAGGATTGATGCCTCAAGCTGGAGGTACTTTTACAGGAAAGATAACGCATAACTATACATCTAGCTTGACCATACCATCTGGTACAACGGCTCAGAGAGATGGAAGTCCTGCTGTTGGTATGTTTAGACATAACTCAACTCTTAATCAGTTTGAAGGCTATAACAATGGTGCTTGGGGTGCTATCGGTGGAGGTGCTGGAGCTACAGGAGGCGGTACAGATGAAGTATTTTTTGAATCGGATCAAACTGCAACAACTTCTTACAGTATTACGGCAAATAAAAACGCACATACTGTTAGTCCTACAATTAACTCAGGAGTCACAATAACTGTGCCTTCTGGTGCAATCCTTGTTATCTTATAGTTATGCCAATAGCAATTAACGGATCAGGTTCAATAACAGGTATATCAGCAGGGGGATTGCCTGACGGGTGTGTTACTGCTGATGATTTAGCAAGTGGTGTTGGTGGTAAAATTCTTCAAGTTAAAAACGCAACTAAAACTGATACTGCTTCTTCATCAGGAGATACTTTTGTAGATATTTCTGGACTTTCAATTTCTATAACACCTAGTTCATCTTCAAATAAAATTTTATTTAGAGGATATGTAGCAATGGGAACCCAATTAAATGGTCAGGGAACTTTGAAAATTTTCAGAGATTCAACAGAGATTGGAAAATCTACAGCAAGTGGTACAGCATCTTACAATAGTACTGGTGCTTTTAAAATTTTAAATGCTGGTGGTACAACAACTACTGGAAGAAGTCAAATATGGCAAGTACAGTTTGAAGTTTTAGATTCGCCAGCTACAACATCAGCTACAACATATAAAGTTCAATTTGCAGAATTACATATTGGTGCAACTATTTATGTTAATAGACCATATAATGCACCAGACGCAGACCATCATGGTGTTATTTCATCAATTACAGCAATGGAGATATCAGCATGAGTTTAGATCACGAAGCTATTTACAAAGCATACGCTGGTACAGTTGTCAGTATTGATGATGGCACTGGTGCATTTGATAAAGATGGAAAGTCTGTAACTCTTGAGCAAAGTAAAATAGATGCTGCACGAACCACATTAGATACTGAAGCTGCTGCTGTTAAGTACAAAACTGATAGAACAACTGATGGTTCTACAATTTACGCTTCTTTTGGAGATCAACTTGATATGTTGTATGCCGATATGCTCGCTGGTAAACTAGATACAACTGGAACGTGGGCTACTCACATCAAAGCGGTTAAAGACGCTAACCCAAAACCTAGTTAATTATGAGCAAAATATCACTCAAACACTCAGGCGGTAATGTTGTTTCACTCAATTCCCCAACTTCCGCACCAACATCAGCAGACGTAGCCTTCAACCTACCAAATGCTGATGGGTCGGCTGGTCAGTTTATGAAAACTGATGGATCTGGTAATTTGTCTTTTGATGCTGTAACTGCTGGAATCACTCAATCTGATGAGTGGAGAATTAATACTGGTTTTAATGCTACAACACAATTTTTAACATCAAATTGGGAAAGAAACGATACTGATTTTGCTTTGATTGGTAGTGGAATGACAGAAAGTTCTGGAGTTTTTACTTTTCCAGCCACAGGTGTTTATAGGATTTCATATTATATTGTTGCTTATGCGAGTAATAAACAGGTTAGATATATCGGAGGAAACATTCATCAAACTACTAACAATTCTAATTACACTAAAAGATCAAATGGTTATACAAGTCTCTCTAATGATGCAAATGCTTATTGTTCTACAAGTATGACTAATATTTTTGACGTAACAAATACAACAACACATAAAGTAAAATTTGATATTGAAGCTGAATCTGAAGTGGGATGGGATGGTTCATCTACGCAAAATAGAACTTACGTAACTTTTACCAGATTAGGAGATACATAATGAGAATAGACGGGAGAGCAGACCACATAGAAGATTACCTTGTAACTGTACGAACAGGACAATGGTTTGGTTGGAGTGATTCTTCAAATAAAATCTATGCAAATCTTGTGGTGCATGATGGCGGTTCTAAACCAACTGAAAAAGAATGTACTGATGGACTTACTGCATTACAAGCTGCATGGGATTTAGAAAATGATAGTTACAAATCTAAAAGAAGAGCAGAATATCCCGATTTTGCTAGTCAATTAGACGATATATACCATAATGGTATAGATGGCTGGAAGGCTACAATTAAAACCATCAAAGACAAATATCCTAAACCATGAGTACATTAAAAGTCACTAATGTCGCACACGAAACAAGCACTTTAAATACGCTTGTATTTGATAATGGTGGTGGTTCTGGTAATGGAAGAGTAACCACAAAAGGAACTATCGGAGAAATATCTGCTGTCTCCTACGCTTCTACAATTACATTAGATTTTAGAACTGGTAATAATTTCTCTACAACTCTTACTGGTAATGTTACCTTTGCCAACCCTTCAAATATCTCTGCTGGACAGAGTGGTGTTTTATT